AGTGGAGAGCGAACTCTACCCAGCCGATGCAAGTCAAATTCGTTATCAGGTGGATAAGCAAACGGGCGTGGTGGAAACGGGTGCGCCCGAGGAAGTTTTCTTGCTTGAGTTCGAAGTGGACTACGATCTGCCCGGATTTGAGGACACCAACGACCAAGGCGAGCCCACGGGCATCAAATTACCCTATGTGATCACGCTTGATGAGGCGACCAAGCGCGTGATCGGGGTCAAACGCAACTGGAAAGAGGACGATGAGCGCAAAAACAGGCGCAATTACTTCGTTCACTACGTTTTGATTGAGGGCCTGGGGTCCTATGGCCTTGGTTTTGTGCATCTGGTTGGTGGTTTATCGAAGACGGCCACGGCTGCACTGCGTCAATTGCTCGATGCAGGCACGCTTTCGAACCTTCCAGCAGGGTTCAAGGCCAAAGGCGCACGGATCGCGGACCAGGACAATCCGATTCAGCCGGGGGAATGGCGCGATATTGACGTGGGCGGTGCGGAATTGCAGCAAAACATGCTGCCGCTGCCCTACAAAGAGCCTTCGCAGACGCTTTTTGCCTTACTGGGGTTCTGCGTGGACGCCGGGAGGCGTCTTGCCAGCATCGCCGACATGCAAGTGGGCGAGGGCAACCAGATGGCGCAGGTCGGAACCACGCTCGCACTGCTTGAGCGTGGCACGCAGGTCATGTCAGCTATCCATAAACGCTTGCACTATGCGTTGAAAGAAGAGTTTGAGCTGCTGGCCGAGGGTTTTGGCATGTATTTGCCAGACGAGTACCCCTATGACGTGCCTGGAGCGTCGAGAAAGATCAAGAAGTCGGACTTTGACAACCTTGTGGCCGTGCAGCCGGTGTCAGATCCCAACATTTTCTCGTCAGCCCAGCGATTAACATTGGCACAAATGCAATTGCAGATGGCGCAGACCGCCCCGCAGATGCATAACCTCTATGAAGCCTACTATCGCGTCTATACCGCGATGAATGTGCGCGATATTGACAGCATCTTAAAGCCGCAGCGCACTCAAATGCCCAAGGACCCCGCGCAAGAGAACGCCGATGTCCTTGATGCGATGGAATTGAAGGCTTTTGCAGGCCAACAGCATGATGCGCACATTGCAAGCCACTTGATGATGGGTTTATCGCCCCTGTTACAGGCACAACCCGTGGCTGCGATGACGTTGCAAAAGCATATCCTTGAGCATGTGCGCTTGAAGGCGGAAGAAGCGACCGAAGCAGAGCTTTTCATGGCCTATGGCAAGGATCCCGACCGCATGGTGTCTGATTTACAGCGTGAAGCAATGGTGGCACTTAAAATTGCCATGTTCATGCAGGAAGTTCGCGATCTCCAGAACCAACTCATGGGCAACCAGGGCCAGGGCCCTGATCCGTTGGTCATGCTTAAAGAGAAAGAGCTCCAGATCCGCGCACAAAACGATCAGGCCCAACAGCAGATTGATCGCCAGCGTCTCGCTATGGAGCAGCAGCGCACTCAGGCCAACACCATGGCCAATCAGGCGCGGATTCAATCGCAAGAGCGCATTGCTGCCGAGCGCGCATCGGTTGCGCGCGAGCGCGCAGACATGATGGAGCAAAGTGCTCGCCGCACGCAGCAGATTCAGCTAGCCAATCAACGGAGGAATCGCGATGCCGCTTAAACAAGGCAAAACCCAAAAGGTTATCTCGGGCAATATCGGCGAGATGATCAAGAAGTACAAAGAGACGGGGGCCATTGGCACCAGCAGGCCCAAGAACAAGGGTGCGGCGATTAAACAGGCCGCTGCCATTGCTTACAGTGCCGCTGGAAAAACCCGGAAGTTCAAGGCAGGCAGCACGCCTGCTGGTGTGCAGGGTCCGTTTATGACGGTCAGGAAAAAGGACGGCAATCGTCCTGTGAAAATTTACTAGGAGCGTTCATCATGGCTGAAGTAAAAGAAAAGCGTTACCCCTTTCCTGAAGATGTGAAAAAGAAGGAGAAGAGGGAGAAGAAAGCGGATGAGGGTGTTTACACCGCAGACAAAAAAACACCCGCGCCTTCGCCTCCTGATATGGGTTCGGTTAAGACCATGGCTAACGGCGGTCTTGTGACCAGCCGTGGCCAGGGCAAAGTGATGCGGATGAAGAAAACCCGCATTTGCTGATGCCTGCCTTTCGGGTGGGGGCCAAACCACCTGCTTTTTCATGGACTGTGACCATGCTTGATTTAATCGAACGCATACTGAAAGAAATTAGAATGCTACGTGAGAGCACGGAAGGACTCGTGCTTAACGGATCGGTTCCTGATATGGAACGATATCGTTTTTTGATGGGTCGCTTGGAGGCACTCAAGCTTGTTGAGGTCACGGTTAAAGATCTTTTAAACGAGCGAGAGGAGAATCTCTGATGGCATTGACGGCACTTGAACAGAAGTGGCAGGAGCAAGAAGCCCAGCGCAAGCCCGCGTTGGACGATGCTTACGACAAGGAAGGCAACTTTGATCCGCAGTTGATCGAAGGCTCGGTCCTTGATCGGTTGCCCAAGCCTACGGGGTGGCGCATCGCTATCCTGCCGTATCGCGGCGCACAAAAGACTAAAGGTGGTATCGCCTTGTCCGAGGAAACCCAAAAGCGTACCCAGGTGGCTACCACCGTGGGCTACGTGTTGAAGATGGGCCCCTTGGCTTACTACGACCAGGAGAAGTTTCCTGACGGCGCGTGGTGCAAGGAAGGCGATTGGATCATCTTTGGGCGCTATGCCGGTGCCCGTATCCCGATTGATGGCGGCGAGATTCGTTTTATTAACGATGATGAAGTGCTCGGTGTGATCAATAACCCCCAAGATATCGTCCACATGTAAGGAACGTCCCATGGCCAATGAACAGTTAGAATTTAACTTAGGCGAAAACGAAGAGCCTGCAACCATCTCGATTAACGAAGACGGTAGTGCCGAGCAACTCGAAAAGCCGCAAGCCCCGGTGGTCGAGACGCAGCAGACCACGAGCCAGGATCTTGATCAGTACAGCGACAAAGTACAAAAGCGCATCGATAAGCTGACCGCTCGCTTGCGCGAAACCGAACGCCGTGAGCAAGAAGCTATTCGCGTGGCGCAAGAAATGCAGGCCCGTATTAGGGATGCCGAGCAGCGTTACGTGCAGGCCGACAGCCAGCGCATGGGCGAGGCCAAAGGTCGCATTGAAACGCAAGTTCTGGCACTTAAGCAGATCATGAAAAAGGCCCGTGAAGAGGGCGACATGGACACTGAGACGGAAGCCAACGAGCGGTTAACAGCCATTCTTGTGGATCAGCGTCGTTTGCAAGATGAAGCCGCGCAGCGTGAGGCCTATGAACAGCAGCGTGCTGCTCAAGCGCAACAGCAACAGGCCTATCAGCAGCAACAGGCAGCACGTCCTCAGCAGCCTCAACCCGATCCTCGCGCGGAAGAATGGGCCGAGAAGAATGAGTGGTTTGGCAGGGACGTGGCCATGACCGCAGCGGTCCGGGGCATCCATATTCAGCTTGTATCGCAGGAAGGCTTTGATCCGCGAGGCGATGATTATTACGAAGAGTTGGATCGCCGCATCAAAGATGCCTTCCCACATAAGTTTCGTTCTGATAGTATAAATCGTTCAGCCAACCGTCCCGTGCAGACGGTTGCCCCTGCATCACGCTCTTCGGGTGTGAACCAAAGCGCACGCCGCACTGTGAGACTGACCCCAAGTCAGGTCGCAATTGCCAAGAAACTAGGTGTTCCGCTTGAGGAATACGCAAAGTACGTGAAGGAATAAACCATGGAACATGAGCAATCCACAGAAGTTTCTGCAACCGCGTTGCCGAAATTACGCCGTGAATCACGAGCTGCAATCACTCGTGAGAAGACTGCGCGCCGCAAGCCCTGGGCCCCTCCTTCTAAATTGGACGCTCCTCCGGCACCGGAAGGATACAAGCACCGCTGGCTTCGTCGCGAGACGATGGGATTTGATGATCGGATGAACATCACAGCAAAACTGCGCGAGGGCTATGAACTCGTGCGGGCTGACGAACATCCTGATTTCACTTCAGCATCGATTGAAGACGGTAGACATGCAGGCGTGATTGGCGTAGGCGCTTTAGTGCTCGCTCGTATCCCCGAAGAGACCGCTCAGGAACGCAACGCGTATTACCTGAATCGAGCACGTGACCAACAACGAGCGATCGACAATGAGCTGTTGAAGTCTAATGCGCATGACTCAATGCGAATTAACGCTCCTGAACGGCGCTCACGCACGACGTTTGGCAGCCGTCCAACGGCTGAAACTTAAATCTTTTTGAAAGGAACGACAAATGGCTAATACCAATAAGCCTTTTGGAATGCGTCCACTCGGAAACCTGTCCGCAACAGGGGCGCAAAAGCAGTATGGTTACCTGATCAAAGAGGACTACGGCACCAATATTTTTCAGGGTGACTTAGTCCGAATTGTCGGGGGATATATCGAACGAGTGACTGCTAACACTCAATCCTCGGTAGGTATCTTCAATGGCTGTTTCTTTAATGATCCTGTCACAGGCAAACCGACATTTTCAAACAAATTTATTGCCAATGCGGCATTTACTGCCGACATTCAGGCCGATATTGTTGATGATCCCAGCCAGCTCTTCTTGATCCAAGCCGATAGCACTGCTATCGCGCAGACCGATATCGGTAAAAACGTGTTCGTGGCCTACAACTCTGGCAGCACGACCACGGGGCAATCAGCAATGACAACCAGCGCAGCGCCTGCAAACACTGCAACGCTCACGTTGAAGATCATTGGTTTGTATGCGGATCCGGGCAACGAGATGGGTGCTTATGCCCAGCTTGTTGTGAAGATTAACAACCACAGCTACAGCAGCACTGGCGTGGCAGGCGTTTAAGGAGCTAAATCATGGCAATTTCACGTGCCCAACTGGTTAAAGAACTTGAGCCGGGGCTCAATGCTCTTTTCGGCCTGGAATACAAGAACTACGAAAATGAACACTTGCAGATTTATGCTGTCGAGTCTTCTGATCGTGCATTCGAAGAAGAAGTCATGGAATCCGGGTTTGGTGAGGCTCCGGTCAAGACTGAAGGCGCTGGTGTCGCTTATGACAACGCGCAAGAGGTTTACACCGCTCGCTACACCCACGAAACCATTGCTTTGGCCTTTTCGCTAACCGAAGAAGCCGTTGAGGACAACCTCTACGACCGTTTGGCAGGGCGTTACACCAAAGCTTTGGCTCGCTCCATGGCACAAACCAAGCAGATCAAAGCCGCTGCGGTGCTCAATGGTGCTTTCACTACCTCTACCGGTGGCGACGGCAAGCCTTTGTGCGCGCTTGATCACCCGACCCTTGGCGGTCCTGATCTGGCTAACGAGCTGGCTACGCCTGCTGACCTTTCGGAAACCTCACTTGAGCAGTCCTTGATCGACATTGCAGCGTTCACCGACGAACGTGGCTTGAAGATCGCTGTTCAGGGGCTGAAGTTGATCATCCCGAAAGAGCTCATGTTTACCGCTGATCGCATCATGAAGTCCACGCTGCGTGTTGGAACAGCAGACAACGACATCAATGCCCTCAAGAACATGGGCATGATTCCCCAGGGCTATGTGGTCAACCACTTCCTGACCGACCCGGATGCATACTTCATCAAGACGGATGCACCCAACGGCATGAAGATGTTTGAACGCGTAGCGATGCGTACGGGTTTCGAGGGCGACTTTGATACCGGCAACGTCCGCTACAAGGCCCGTGAACGCTATTCCTTCGGGTTCAGCGATCCACGCGGCTTGTTTGGATCTCCTGGCGCAGCCTAATTTAGGCTTGTGCAAAAAGGGGCCTTCGGGCCCCTTTTTATTTTGCTTTTTATAGGCTATAGTGCCTGTATTCCGGGGTTAGCTCCGGCACATCAGACAGTCCCGGCTGACGACATGCAGACTGATGCGCCGATATCGCATGTGAGGATTACATGGCACAAACACGCTTTTCGGGCCCTATCAAAGCAGGCCCCATCGCCGACACTACAGGCACGACAGTAGGCACTAATGTCGCTAACGTCGGGTTCGTTTTAATGGCCCAATCTGCCGTGATTGACATCATTGGAGCAACTTCCAACGATCAGGTTATAGCTACTATACCTGCTGGGTCGCAGATCGTTGATGTTATTCTTAACGTAACAACAGCCAATGACGATACAGGCACCGCAACGGTTTCTGTCGGCACTTCAGGCACTGCGACCGCATTCCTTCCCGCTACCTCGGTTAAATCAGCAGCTACCACGCGCGGCACTTTGACCAATAGTGCTGCGACGGACGTTGGAACTTCCGACATTCAAGTACTTGCAGATTTTACTGCTCAAAACGGCAATGGGGCCGCCGGGGCCGCAACTGTAACAGTGCTTTACATACAAGCTCGCGACCTCGTTTAATAGGGGGCTTTTATGAGCGCCAGTAATATTCAGGCAGTCACCAAGACTGCCGACGCCCACGCGATTGCGGGGCGCACGCGGGTGGTGGGAGTGTACTTCACTAATACTGGTACGGGGTCGTCGTTTGCTTTAAAAAACGGCAGCACTTCCTCGGGAGCGGCGTTGCTTACAATCAACACGCCTGCTGCGGCAGGAGCCACCGACATCATCATCCCAGCCATGGGCATTTTGTTTGACACAGGTGTTTTTATTGATGTTGCTGACGCTAACGTCACAAGCGTTACCTTGCTTTTCCAAGGTGGAGCGGCGCAATAATGGCCAAGTCCAAAGGCATGGGCATTGCGACGTCGGTCAAGAGCGGTAATTTTCGACCGACCAAGCAGGGCGCAGGCATGACGCAAAAGGGCGTCGAAGCCTACCGCCGAGCCAACCCTGGCAGTAAACTTAAAACGGCGGTCACTTCAGACAATCCAGGACCCAAGGACGCTGCGCGCAGGAAGTCCTTTTGTGCTCGTTCAGCGGGCCAGATGAAGCAGTTTCCTGACGCAGCCAAAGACCCAAACAGCCGTATACGGCAGGCTCGACGTAGATGGAAATGTTAAATGGACCCAATGATCTTTTGGAACTTGATTACTTCCGTTTTGATTGCGTTGGTTATGTTCATGCTTAAAAACTCTCATGACGAACAGCAACGCATTCAGATCCTTCTGAATAAAACAAGGGAGGAAATCGCTCGTGACTGTATCACTCGCGCAGAAGTTCGTGCAGACCTTGAAAGGATCATGGAACGTTTTGATACAGGCTTTGAACGGCTTGAAGCAAAGATTGATGCGCTTGTTAAAAAAGGACAGTAAGGATGGCCACTAAATCCGGGGTTAATGCAGCAGGAAATTACACCAAGCCTGGGCTTCGCAAGAAGATCGTAGCTCAGGTTAAAGCCGCAGCTACCCATGGCACAGGCGCTGGAAAATGGTCCGCGAGGAAAGCACAGTTAGTAGCCAAAAAATATAAGCAAGCGGGCGGAGGTTACAAAGATTGAAAGCGCCGCAGCAATCACTGAAGGATTGGGGTGACCAGAAGTGGCGCACCAAGAGCGGTAAGCCGTCCAGCAAGACGGGTGAGCGCTATCTTCCTGAAGCGGCTATCAAGGCGTTAACTCCGTCAGAATATGCAGCAACGACCCGCGCAAAACGCGCAGGTAAAAAAACAGGCAAGCAGTTTGTAAAACAACCTAAGTCGATTGCTGAAAAAACAGCGAGGTACAGATGAAAGCTAAAAATAAATTTCCAGACCTTAACAAGGACGGAAAAGTTACTCGGGCCGATGTGCTCAAGGGACGAGGCGTGCCGGGGTTTAAAGGCGGTGGTTTATACGCCAATATTCAAGCCAAGCGTAAACGAATAGCTGCTGGATCAGGGGAGAAGATGCGTAGCCCAGGGTCCAAAGGTGCTCCATCAGCAGGCAATTTTGCTCGTGCTGCTCAAACTGCAAAAAAGGGGAAATAATCATGGCTGGACGTGGAATGGGCGCGGCAACGCGCGGTGGTGGCGCAGTTACTTCGGGTCCTCGGAACAAGATGCTGAGTGAAACCAGCAAAACCAGTGGCCCTGTGATGATGAAAAACGGCGGCGCAGTCAATCAGCACAAGCGCATGGCCATGGGCAAGTCCATGAT